TACCGTTACTCGGTCACAATGGGAATCGTTAGAATCAGCTCACCATTATTTACCCAAAAAACATATTCGTCGTAATAGATTGATAAACAGAATTAAGAGGAAAAACTGATGTCTGCGCCAATTCCAGGCGGCTATATTATTATTGCAAAAAAGATTGTTGATAGTGAGATATGGAAAAAACCACCGCTTTACCTAAAGGTATGGATGTACTTGCTTTATCGGGCGCAATACAAACCGTATAAAAATCTTGAAAAAGGACAACTGTTTGTTACCATCAGAGATATCCAAGAAGATTGTGCGTGGTTCATCGGGTGCAGAAAATCAACTCCCACGAAAGACCAAATCTTTCAAATCCTTGATTGGATGCGTAAGCCCTCCGTGAGCCATATGGAAGCAACGACGAAAGCAACGATGATAACAACAGCGAAAGCAACACACGGGATACTCATAACCATAGATAACTACTGCGTTTATCAGAACCCGAAGCTATACGAAAGCAACGACGAAGGCAACGACGAAACCGACACGAAAGCAACAAGCAAGCAACGGACTACCAATAATATAAATAAAGAAGGTACTAAGAAGGTTAAGAAGGATAAGAAAGATATATATGGCCAATTCCAAAACGTTCTTTTGACGGACGAGGAATACGGCCGGCTGAAAATTGACTTTCCTTTGTTGGTTGATGCGGCCATAGAGTTTCTGTCCGGGTACATCGAGGAAAAGGGCTATAAATCAAAAAGTCATTATCTTGCAATACGCAGGTGGGTTATTGATGCGGTGAGCAAGCAGAAAAAACAAACAGGGTTTTCTGACCTGGTATAGGAGGGAGCATGACAAAAAAAGAAGTCGCCGAAATGCTGGACTATGCGCAGGCGTGTTATCCAGAGGTTAGGTTCAAGGAGCAGAAAAAGGTTCTTGATGTTTGGGCAGATGTGTTTTCCGGTTATGACGCAAAAAGTACGATGGATTGCATGAAGAAAGTCTGCCGGATCAGCAAATACTTTCCGTCGGTGGCCGATGTAATGGCCGAGGTTAGGACCGAACGGGAAAAAATGAGGGGATACATTCAATGCTGACTGGGCTGGTCGAAGATAAAGCCATTGTTCTGATGCTCAATGATGCTGATTTGCTGGCCGATGGGATGGGGATTCTCACCGACAAACATTTCAAAGACCCGACATACCGGCAAGTGTTTCAGGTAATGAAAAGATTATACGACAATGGCGATCCGGTAACGCCGATAACGATTGCCGAGCCGTGCAGGACAATCCAAGGATTCAGCCTGGCAAAGATTCTTTCCGCGACTTTCGCCAGCAAATCAGAGTTTGGGTTTGTCTGCGAACAACTTGAGGACATCCGTAAAGGGCAAGAAGTCTACAAGATACTGGCAGATGCCGAGAATGAAATCCGCGAACAAAAATCAACCGCCGTGATCGAATCGGTGATCGAAAGACTGTTTGCCGTGTCGGAAAAAATGTCCACGGATGAAATCATTGACGGCAAGGAACTGGCCTTTAGGACGATGGACCATATCAACAAGCGGATGGACAAAGAAAAGAAGTCTGGATTATACACGCAATGGCCAAAACTTAACCGAATGATTGGCGCGTTTGAGCCGGGCGATTTGGTGATAATATCCGCGCCGACAGGGGCCGGGAAAAGTGCGTTCTGCCAGAACATATTTCAACATCTTTCAATCGCGGCGAAGGTTCCGGGGCTATATGTAAATTCCGAGATGAGCGAAGAACAGATGAGCCTGCGCTGGGCCGCAATGCTTGGTAAAGTGGAACATTCAAAACTCCGGGCCGGTGATATGAAGGGCGTAGATTACAGAGGATTGGTGGATGGAATTGACCGGCTATGCGCATCGAAGTTCGCCTGTGTGACCATTCCCGACCTGTCCATTGACCGGGTATCGTCTATCGTCAGGCGATACAAAAAGACCAACAATGTGCAGGCCGTGGCGGTGGATTACATCGGGCGAATGGATACGATGAACGCAAAACTTCGGGAGGACCAAGTTCTGCTCAACGCCGCAAAGAGATTGAAAACGCTGGCCCAGCAATGCCAAGTGGTCATGTTTATGGTGGCCCAGGTACGGAAGGACGGGAACCTGCAAAGCGCCAGTTACATGGAAAACGAAGCGGACCTGCATTTGCGAATCGAGCCGCTATCACCGGATGATGTTGATACGCTGGCCGGACAAATGCTGCCGTGGAACTACAAGGTCCATATTCAAAAGGGCCGCAACTGCCAAAAGGGCTGGACATACTTTCAATTCCTTGGCGAATACTTACTTTTCAGAGGTGAAGAATGAACTATTTCAGACTTTTACGCCTGGCGCTCGCCAAAGCCTACATTGACGGACAATTTACCGCAGAACAGGCCAGTGAGATTGCGCAGCGGATCAACAGAGAGCAGGCAGAATATGCCGGAAGCTAGAATACTCACCTTCTTCATCCCCGGCCGCCCAGCCACCAAGAAAACAGGCCAGCGAATCGTCAAATGCGGGGCGTATCACAAAATCCTGCCGTCAGAAGCCTATGAAGTTTATGAGGAATACTGCCTGATATGGCTCAAGAGAATCAAAGAGCGGTTCACCGGCAAAGTCAAAGTGTCTGCTGTCTACACCATGCCAGATCGTCGAAGCTGGCCGGACCTTGTTGGATTGATGCAGGCGACAGGCGACATTTTGGAGCGGGCAAGAATCATTGAAAATGACAAGGACATTGTGAGCTGGGATGGCAGCTACATTGAGGACAAGACCAGCAAAGAAAATACTGGCGTGAGGATACTGATACATGAGATCACGCCATTTTAACGGAGGAATGAAAATGAAATGGATATACGGTTTTGGCCTCGTCGCCTGCCTGCTCATCATCGCCCTGTTCTGGCAGCTCGCGCAGACGATGGATCTCAACGCCAGGCTGATTTGCGAAGTCAAGGAAATGCGGGTGCAAGTCAACACGCATGAGCAGAGAATCAAAGCGTTGGCGGCAGAAAATGCGTGGGTGCGGGAGAAAGTGAAGATAACGGTGAGTGAAAAATGACCGGATATAACGAATTTTTAATGAAAAAAGTGGCGCTGGCCGTAGATAGCGGTTTTGAAATAGACCAATCGGAAATAAACCCTGTTTTAAAACCGCATCAAAGGGATGCTGTTCAATGGGCGGTTAAGGGTGGCTGCCGGGCCTTGTTTGAAAAGTTCGGATTGGGGAAAACGGTTCAAGAATTGGAATGGTGCAGAATTATTGTCGCCCGCGTTGGGGGCAGGGCTATTGTTGTTCTTCCATTGGGAGTTAAACAAGAATTTACCCGCGACGCTTCGGACTTGTTGGGAATGGAAGTACCGCCGTATGTTCGGACAATGGCGGAGGTTCACGCGACAGAATCAAAAATCATGCTGACGAATTATGAGCGGGTACGGGACGGGGATATTGAACCGGAATATTTTACGGCGGCGTCGCTGGATGAAGCGGCGGTCCTACGGTCCTTTGGTTCAAAAACCTATCAGACGTTTCTGGATAAATTCAAGAAAGTACCCTATAAGCTGGTATCTACCGCCACGCCGTCGCCGAACCGCTATAAAGAATTGATTCATTATGCCGGATACCTGGGAGTGATGGATACCGGACAAGCGTTGACGAGATTCTTTCAGCGAGATTCGACAAAAGCCAACAACTTGACACTATATCCGCATCGCGAAAACGAGTTTTGGTTATGGTTATCGAGTTGGGCGCTGTTCATTGATAAGCCGTCAAATCTCGGATATTCGGACGAAGGATATGAATTGCCGCCGATGAAGGTTAATTTTCATGAAATCAATATTAAAGACCTGTCCGGTCCAGCAGAAAAAGATGGGCAGATGAAACTGATTCGGGATGCGGCTGTCAGCCTGAAAGACGCCGCCGCAGAGAAACGTAACAGCATAGAATTGCGGGTTGCAAAGATGAAAGAGATCATCGACGAAAACCCTGACGATAATTTTATTCTGTGGCACGATCTTGAAGCGGAACGTCATGCAATCAAAAAAGCGATCCCGGAGGCTGTCGAAATCTACGGAACGCAGGATTATGACCTGCGAGAGCAACGGACAATCGAATTTTCCAACGGCAAATTCAGACTATTGGCGACAAAGAAGGAAATCAGTGGACAGGGTTGCAACTTCCAGCGCCATTGTCACCGGGAAATCTTTCTTGGTATCGACTATGAATTTAATGACTTCATTCAGGCGATTCATCGGGTGTATCGGTATTTGCAAGACCAAGAAGTGATTATAGATATTCTCTACATGGAAACCGAGCAACAAATCCTGAAAGTGCTGATGAAAAAATGGGACCAGCATAATGAGCTGTCGGAGAAAATGACGGCGATCATTAAAAAGTACGGGTTGTCCAGCACTAACCTTCTGGAAAAAATCAAGAGGACAATGGGGTGTGAGCGTGTGAAGATCACCGGACAGCGATATGAAATTTACAACAACGACTGCATTTTGGAGATGCAGAACATGCCGGAAAACAGCGTGGATATGATTCTGACTTCTATACCATTCGGAAACCATTACGAATATTCCGCAACATACAACGATTTGGGACATAACAAAGACACCGAAATGTTTTTTGAGCAGATGGATTTTTTGGCCCCCAATTTACTCCGGGCGCTGAAACCGGGGAGAATTTATGCTTGCCACGTAAAGGACCGGATTCTTTTTGGCAACGCGACCGGAACCGGAATGCCGACAGTCGAACCGTTCCACGCATTGACAATCCAGCATTATATGAAACACGGTTTTCAATTCATCGGGCAAATTACTGTCGTTACCGACGTAGTTAGGGAGAATAACCAGACTTATAGACTTGGTTGGACCGAACAATGCAAAGACGGTTCAAAAATGGGGGTAGGATGCCCTGAATATGTTCTTTTGTTCAGAAAACTTCCATCTGACACTTCGACTGCATACGCCGACATTCCGGTTGTCAAAAGCAAAGAGGATTATACCCGCGCACAATGGCAGATTGACGCTCATGCGTTCTGGCGAACCAGCGGGAACCGACTTCTGACAAAAAAAGAACTTGACTTTGTTCCGGTTGACAACCTACAAGCCGTGTACCGGAGATTCAGCAGGGAAAACGTCTATGACTACCAGCAACATATAGAACTGGCGAAGCGGTTGGACGAAAACAATAAACTTCCGGCGTCGTTCATGGTGGTTGCGCCGGGAAGTTGGACGGATGCCGTTTGGGACGATATAAACCGTATGCGAACGCTGAACATGAACCAAGAGCGAAAAGGCAAAGAACTTCATGTTTGTCCTCTTCAATTAGAGATCATTGAACGACTGATAAACCGCTACACAAACGATGGTGAAACCGTTCTTGATCCGTTCGGCGGGATTATGAGCGTTCCGTACACGGCGATTAAAATGGGGCGCAAGGGAATTGGAATTGAGCTGAATAGTGATTATTTCCGGGATGGTTTGGGATACCTAAAAGCGGCAGAATTTGAACAGGAAATGCCGACATTATTTGATGTGCTGGACGGTGACGAATCGTGACCGCGCTTACTTGGCCCGTCACCGCCTTATCCCTGATCGGCGTCATCCTCAACATCAAGCGCAGCAGATGGGGATTCGCCGTCTGGACAGTCACCAATAGTTTTTGGATGGTTTACGACTATCAAATTGGAGCCTATGCACAATCGGCATTATTCGCGGTTTATCTGATGCTGGCATTGTGGGGGCTGTGGGAGTGGAGGAAATGAAAACAACAATCAGACAAAAGGAAACGCTGAAAGCGTTGATTATGGCAGAGTCGGCGCGAACCATAGAACTGCTTGAAAAGCTGACTCCCGCCGACATGAACTGCAAACTGTATTCGGATAGTCAAGAGCTAAAAGCCGAACTGAAATCGAAAATGCACGAACTACGGCGCGACACGGTACGGCTTGAAAAAGTATTGCAGGAGTGGGAATAATGCTAACTGAAATCACAAGCCTACGATTGACCTTGAGGCGCTGCGGGGAGTGTGGCAGAAGAAAATGGATGAGGTGATGAACTGATGCGCTGCAAAATCAAACTGCCAGGGCGTGACAAGCTCGTCGAGCGAGAAGTCCGGCAGCACTATGCACAGTACTACATTCGACACGGCGACACGCCTGTTCCGGTGATACAAGTTGAAGGGGAATGGAGAATCGCGCCGGGATGGGAGTGGGTGTATGAGAAAGGGGCGGTGAAGAAGTGAAAAGCGAATCAAGAGTGTCTAATGATGGAATGAACTGCCACCGGTGCGGCACGCCGATTAAAAAGGCAGAACAGTACCAATGTCACTCCTGTAAGCGGATATTTTGCGGCAAGCATGTATTTAGCAAGGTTGATGGAAACAACGGTGCGATCACCCGTAATGCTCACGAATTTTGTCAGGAGTGCGTGGAGAAGAATGGTGGAAGCATAAAAGATTAGGAGGAAAGCTGATGGACAGCAAACAGGCGATTGAGCTAATTCGCGAAACAAGCCTGATACCAGCAGAATACAGAGAACAGATTGCCGAGTTGATTGAACGGCAGGAACGGATGATCGAAAACGCGATTGATGTTATTCAGGAGGACAGCGGGGATTGTCCGTTGAACGCCGGATGTTGTTGTATTGAAGATGAAAACTGCCCCGGCCCGTGTCCGCTGGACGGTAGCGACGAACAGGCTGAAAAATGTTGGCGGCGATGGCTGAAACGGGAGGAGACAAAATGAAAGTTAGAGATGTTTTCCTGCGCGAACATTCGACGATCTCAACATGCGAACACGAATGGGTTGATTGCGTGTGGGAAAAACGCGGACGTGGCGGTGGATACGTCAGTGTTAGGCTTTGCATAAAATGTATGCGGACTATGGAGTGGATTGACCTAGAGAAGGTATTCTATGCCGAGTCAATGGCGAGAAGGAAGGCCGAGTCCGAGTGCAAACGTCTGCGGGTATGCGGTAACTGCCGGCACTACTCGCAAGGATATACCGTGGATTGTTGCGTCAAGTATTTAGGCCACGGCGAGAAGGAAACCCGGCGCAGTAATACTTGTAACGATTGGGAGATGGTTTGATTGGCAGATGTGGACAAGATCAGAGAACTTGCCGCCAAAGGGCTGAACGCCTCGGAAATAGCGCGGAAGATGGGCGAAAGCCGCTTCGCCGTTCGCTATGCGGCAAACAAACATAATATCGAGATCGTCAAGTCGGTATCTAGCACAGGNNGGATGAGGTACAAGCCGAACTCGACCGCGCCAACTCTCTCCACGCCGCAACATTCAATTCAAGCGAGGGCGCGAGAAGAAGCAATTCAACTGGCGGCGATGGCGGTCAAGGCGATCATGTATTTGGATAAGAAGATGGGAGGCAAAGCATGAGAGACGAATACAAGCACTATCCAAAGGTTGAGCGCAGATTATACGATTACAGAAAGGATTTAGCCAGAGCAGAAGTCCTGCGAATTGAACGCAAACAAATCGTTGAAGCCATCATGCCAAGCGTTGGCGTTATATCCTACGGCGAACATATTGGCAGGGCATCGGACACGCTGACCGAGCCGGAAAGATTTGCTGATAAAGCGTTGGCGGATAGGAATAAACTGTGGGACATCAACAGAGAGCTGGACATTTTGGAGGCGCGGAATCATATCATAGAATTTGCGATTACAGTATTGAGCAGGCGGGAAAGGGAGATCGTTTGGGCAAGATACTTTGATGGAGTTGACATGAGGCGGGTAGCCGAATGGTGCTGTTACTCAGAACGACAGTGTTGGCGGGTGAAGGATTCGGCGATTCGGAAAATTGGGGCAGTGCTGTTCGGGGAATGATGTCAGTAAAATGTCATAGTATTTGCCGGAAATAGGGTATATGATAATACTGTAAATACATATCGATAAGCAAAAGCGTTCCGAATCGGGGCGCTTTTTCTATTTGTGTAAAATGCTGGCAAAAACAGAAAAGCTGATTTGTCGGGCCTGAGTGACGTTGGCGCACGGGGCGGATATAAAACGGCAAGGGAAAATAATTACCAGATGTCACAGCCGTCCATCAGGGCGGCTTTTATCATGCCCGAATTTATCACAAGGCCCGGGAGTTTACTCCTTTCGCCCGGGCCTATTTCGTTTGCCGGAGGTGCAGCGGGGTTTTTGCATATATACGGTGTGCCTGCACTGCAGGCGGGTGGGTCACGTTGCACTGTGATGACGACAGGCGGCCAAGGGTGGGGGCATTGATGTGACTGCAGGGATTGACGAAGAGGTGAGGACAGATGAAGATCGAACAAAGCAAGCTGATGCAGCAGAAGTTCATTGCCGCATACAACGGCAACGCGACCGAAGCGGCGCGGATTGCTGGATATAAAAACCCACGGCGGTCCGGTAGCCGGCTGTTGACAAAAGTAGACATTGTGCAAGCAATACAACAACGTAACACCAAGCAAGTCGCTCCGCTGATTGCAACTAGGGCGCAGCGCCAAGAGTTTTGGACAAAGACGATGATGGACACGAACCAGGAAATAAAGGACCGACTGAAAGCATCGGAACTGCTCGGCAGGTCGGAGGCGGACTTCACGGACAAGCAGACCGTGGAAGGCGAGCTGAAGTTGATCTCGGTCGGCACGATCCTGGACGAGCTGGACCGGCGAGGGAAACATGGATCTGGTTGAAAGGTTCGCAGCCTACAAACAAGACCCGGTTCTGTTTGTCAAGGAGATGTTTTGCGTCACGCCAACCGCCCAACAGGAACAGTTGCTTCGAGCGATCGCCAAACCGGGGGCAAAGGTAAGCGTTCGTTCCGGTCATGGCACTGGCAAGAGCACTGCGGCGTCTTGGTGCATCGCGTGGTTTTTGTTCACGCATCGGAATGCAAAGGTTCCCTGCACCGCCCCGTCGAGTCACCAGCTGTCGGATATACTCTGGGCTGAGCTTGCCAAGTGGCGAAACGAACTGCCGCAGGCGTTCAAGGATCAGCTCTATGTCGGCAGCGACCATGCCTATATTGTGGGTCGGAAGGAAACACAGTTTGCCGTGGCACGGACCAGCCGACCGGAGAAGCCGGAAGCCTTGCAAGGGTTCCACGCTGATAATCTTCTTTTCGTCGTTGATGAAGCGTCGGGCGTTGCCGAACAGGTGTTTGAGGTCGCTGAAGGTGCTTTGTCTACCGCCGGTGCTCGGGTGCTGATGCTCTCCAACCCGACGCAGACAACCGGCTATTTCTTCCGCAGCCAGAACCGCGACAAGCATAAATGGACCTGTCTGCACTTCTCAAGCCGCGAGTCGCCGCTCGTCGATGCAACGTACTGCCAGGACATGGACGAGAAGTACGGCCCGGATTCGGACATCGTCAAGGTCCGTGTCGATGGCAATTTCCCTTCGACATCAATCTTGCAACTTATTTCGACTGAACTGGTGATGGATGCCATGAA